AACCCCGGAGCGCCTGGCGCGCTCACCACTGCAGTCCTGGCGGCTGCATGCACGGCGAGGACACTGCCCATGCCGAAGCCCCTGAGCGCCCGCAAGCGCAACGCGGTCCTCGCGGACATCAGGGCAGGCGTCAAGTCCCGGAACCAGATCGCACGCGACCACGGAGTCAGCCCGAGCACCGTCACGAAGATCGCGAAAGACGCGGGCGTCGACACTGCCTTCGACCGGACGAAAACCAAAGACGCCACGCACGCGCGGGAGATCGACTGCAAGTCGCTCCGCGCGCAGCTGAAGATCGACCTGCTGCACGACGCCCAGAAGCTCCGGACCCGCATCTGGGGCACCCATCAGGTGGTCGTGGCCACGCCACAGGGCGCGGAGATCGTGACGCTGGACGAGAACCCGCTGGCCGAGATGCGCTCGGGTTACACGGCTCTCGGCATCGTGATCGACAAGAGCATCCGGCTCGAGCAGCACGACGCCGAGGGCGGCGACGGGCTCGCCGCTGTCGATGAGTGGCTGCGCGGGATGATGGGCGAGAGCCGGTAGAAGGTGCCGCGTGCGTGTCGAGCCGCTGACCGGCAAGCAGCTTGAATCCGTCAGGCTGGCCACCGCGCGCCTGAACATCTGGGAAGGCTCCGTCCGGAGTTCCAAGACGGTGTCCAGTCTCATCGCGTGGCTCCACTTCGTCCGCACCGGGCCCGCGGGGAACCTGCTCCTGGTAGGCAAGACTGAGCGGACGCTGAAGCGGAACATCATCGACCCGCTGACGGAGATGCTGGGAGTGTCCCGCTGCCGTTACGTCGAGGGCTCCGGTGAGCTGTGGCTGCTCGGGCGGCGCATCTACACCGCCGGCGCCCACAACGAGGGCAGCCAGGAGAAAATCCGGGGCCTCACCCTGGCCGGGCTGTACGGCGACGAGATTTCCACGTGGCCCGAGTCGTTCTGGACGATGGCCCTGTCGCGGCTATCCGTCGAGGGTGCCCGCGCCTACGGCACGAGCAACCCCGACTCGCCAGCCCACTACCTGATGCGCGACTGGCTGTCCCGGTCGTCACTGTGGCTGGATCACGCCGGGAACGTGCTCCGCTCTGACGGCGACGACAATCTTGACCTGGCCCGGTTCAGCTTCCGGCTGGCAGACAACCCGCACCTGCCTCCCGCGTACGTGGCCGCGCTGTCCCGCGAGTTCGTGGGCCTGTGGCGAAAGCGTTTCATTGACGGCCTGTGGATCGCCGCTGAAGGCGCGATCTTCGACATGTGGGATCCGGACCTGATGGTCGCGGACATTATCCCGCCGATCACGAACTGGATCGCGTGCGGCGCGGACTACGGGACGGTCAACCCGTTCCACGCGGTCGTCCTCGGCCTGGGTGCCGACAACTGCCTGTACATCGTCAGCGAATGGCGGTACGACTCCCGGCAGGCGCGGCGCCAGCTCACCGACGCGGAGTACTCGCAGCGGATGCGCGCGTGGCTGGAGCAGGTCCGCGTCCCGGCGTCCAGAAGCCATGACGGCGTGTGGATGCAGGGCGTCCGGCCGCATTACATCGTGGTCGACCCGTCCGCGGCGTCGTTCCGAGCCCAGCTCCACCAGGACGGTCTCAGCACCGTCGCGGCGAACAACGAGGTCCTCGACGGCATCCGCACCGTCTCCAGCCTGATGACGGCCGGGAAGCTGAAGGTCAGCAGGGACTGCCCGGCGCTCCTTGAGGAGCTGCCGTCCTACGCCTGGGACGACAAGGCCGCCGCGGTAGGCGAAGACAAGCCGGTCAAGATCGCCGACCACGGGATCGACGCCACGAGGTACAGCATTTTCACGACGCGTTCCATCTGGCAGCCCTCAATCCCCCTCACTGCATCGCAGGCGGCGTAACCACCGGCAGGGGGCGATGGCGCTCCCATGGCGTTCTCGAATCTCGACCTCCCGTTTGAGGACGCCCCGATCGCGGGCTCGATGCTCACGAACACGCTTCCCGTGGGCGGGAAGATGCCGTGGCCGCCGACGCGGTTCAATCCCGTTCATCTCAGCCAGCGGGAATGGTCAGCGTGGTGGTCGGGGTCGCCTGACGATCTGATACGCGCTTATTCGCGTGATAATGGCGGCAACTCGCCGGTTGCGCGAGCCTGGTCGGCAACGACCGGCGAAACCGGCCTTCCCGCCGGGATGGGCAGAAACCGGGCCGGATTGTTCGGGACGGTGCGTAGGTGGTTCTGGGGGAACATAACCCCTGAAGGGGAACGCCGGACCAACTATCATGTTCCGCTCGCCGGTGACCTCGCATCGACCAGCGCCAACCTCCTGTTCGCGCAGCCGCCCAGCCTGAAGTACGGCGACACCGCAACCCAGGATTACCTGTCCGGTCTCGTCGATGACGGCACCCACTCCAAGCTGATGGAGTCCGCGGAGACCTGCGCTGCTCTCGGCGGCGTGTACCTGCGTGTCGTGTGGGACACCGACATCGACGACAAGCCGTGGATCGACCTGGTGCCCGCGGACTGCGCGGTGCCCGAGTTCCGGTACGGCCGGCTCACCGCGGTCACGTTCTGGTCGGTGGTCCGCGACGAGGGCAAGACCGTCATCCGGCATCTGGAGAAGCACATCCCGTCGCAGAACGCGATCCTGCACGGCGTCTACCAGGGCAACCAGAAAGAGCTCGGCCAGCCGATGTCGCTGGCGGACTTCGAGGAGACCGCCCCGTACGCCTCGGTACTGACCGAGGGAAACGCGATCCGGTTCCCCGACATGCCGAAAGACGCCTCCACGGTTGTCTACATCCCGAACATGCGCCCGAACCGGATCTGGCGCGAGCTGGGCCCGCAGGCCGCGCCGCTCGGCCGGTCGGATTTCTCCGGCGTCGAGGGCCTGATGGACGCACTGGACGAAAGTTACTCAAGTTGGATGCGCGATGTGCGTCTTGGCAAGGCGCGCCTGATCGTCCCGCAGTCGATGCTGCAGTCTCTCGGCCGGGGCCAGGGCGCGATCCTCGACACCGAACGCGAGGTCTTCGTGCCGGTCGGCGCCCTGGTGACCGGCGAGGGCGCGGTTAAGGACCAGATCCTGCCGCAGCAGTTCGACATCCGGTGGCAAGCCCACCAGGGAACCTGCAACGAGCTGATCGAGAAAATCATCATGCTCGCCGGCTACAGCGGGCAGACGATGGGCTTGCAGGGCGACATCGCGCAGACCGCAACTGAGGTCGTGGCCCGGGAGCGGAAGTCGATGACGACCCGCGGTAAGAAGATCAACTACTGGCGGCCGGCGTTCGCGGACATCATCTACGGGCTCATGGCTGTCGACAACGTGGTGTTCAGCAACCCCATCGCGCCGGTGCGCCCTGACGTGGAGTGGCCGGACGCGGTGCTCCCGGACCAGCTGGAGCTCGCGCAGACTGTCGCGGCTATGCGCGGCGCTGAAGCGGCCTCCGTCGAGACGGCTGTCTCTACTCTGCACCCGGACTGGTCTCCGGAGGACGTGGCGCTGGAAGTGCAGCGGATCTACGAGGAGATCAACATCGATCTGCTGTCCCGGGCGCGGATCGCGATCGGCGGCGCTCCCGGCGAGTCCGTCGCGCAGGATCTGGAGCAGATCCCCGGTGCTGTCGGCGCTACCGACGTGGCGGCGCAGGCCGAGGAGCTGGCCAACGTCTCCGACATGTACGACGCGCAAAGCGAAACGAACTAAAGGGGACGCGATGGCGGCGAAGAGCACCGGGAAACCGGAGGCCAAGGCACCGGCGAAGACGACCACGATCAAGGGCGGCGGCGGCGAGAAGCCTGTCGTGATAAAGAAGGGCGGCCTGCATCAGTCGCTCGGCGTCCCGGAGGGCCAGAACATCCCGCCCGCGAAGATGGCCGCGGCCAAGGCAGGCAAGTACGGGCCGCTTGCTGCCAAGCAGGCGAACATGGCCACGGGGATGCTCGCCGCTGGCCGCAAGACCGCCGCACGCAACCGCGGCAAGAAAGCGAGCTGACCATGGCTACCGGCACTCCGCAGGCCCCGCAGCGCAACGTTCCCGGCGCCCCGGACACCACCAGGCCCGCGGCCACGGCCTCGCTGCCTCAGCGCAAGCCCACGCACGCGGTGACCGGCCCTCCGGTCTCGCACGGCGGCAAGCCGGTCACGACCCCTTCCGGTCCTCCGCCGCTGCACGGCACTCCCGCGGCCGCGGCCAAGCCGAAGGAACAGCAGTGAGCACGCCCGG